GCATTCTTTTGAAAATGGTTTCTCTCAAGAGGAGTTTCAGAAGGGCATTGAGATGTATGCCTCTTCTAATATGGAAGACAGTGGGCCAGACTTAGAAGCTGAGTCAAAGAAGCTAGGCGAGAATGCAAGTACACGCATTGAAGCTGCCTCTATGTTTGCAAGTAAGTTCTTTCCTGAGGAATCGCTCCCTGCAATCGAACGCATGTGCGAAAGCCATGAAGGGATTATAGCTTTAGAGGCTATACAAGATGCACTAAAGGGTGGATCATTTGCTGGAAATGCCCAGCCCACAGCAGGGCTAAACGAAGCCAAGCTACGGGAGATGATGAATGACCCAAGATACCACAACCCAAGAGACCGCGATCCAAACTTTGTTCGGGAGGTCGAAGAAGGTTTCAAACAGGTCTACAGAAGTTAAGATACTAAAGCGGGGTGATTACTATCTTACCCCGTTTACCATCTATCATATAGATGAAGTGGCAGAACACTTAAGCCCAGAGAGTAAGAGAGAACTTATTCTTATGGGCTACGGGAACATTAAAGAAGCATTGTATGAAATGCATGAGTGTTCATCCGCATACTTAGCACGAAGAAAAGACGATAGCTTTCTTATGGTAGGCGGTCTTTGGTATGATAATGACTACACGGGCAATGAAAAGTATTGGGAGACAAGCTCTCCTCAAATGTTTGCAATGTTTTCAAACGATATTAGAAAAAACTTTCACGCTATAGCCCGTGGATCTAGGATGTTGGTTAACTTCTTTGACCAATCCGAACCGTCTATGACCATGAAGATTCTCTCTGATTACGAATCAATGGTGAACTGGGCATCATGGCTAGGCTTTGAGGCTATAGGGACAACAATCTCAAATGAATACAAATATGTTGAGTTTGTGCGTTGCAATCCTACTAAAAAAAATGTTTACGATAAGGCACTACGGCCCGTAAAGCACTGAAAGGCCCGAAAGGACACCCTTGCTGACGTACAGATCGGACACCCGTTGACACTGTAACTTCATAATAGGACTGAAAAAATGGCTAATACTATAGACACAGCCTTTATCAAGCAGTTTGAATCAGAAGTACATTTGGCGTATCAACGTATGGGGTCTAAGCTCCGTAACACAGTACGGTCTACAAATGTTTCTGCTTCGGTTGCTCGTTTCCAAGTAATTGGAAAAGGCATTGCGACTACTAAATCCCGCAACGGTAACGTAACACCAATGGAACTTGCTCACACTAACGTGGAAGCAACAATGACGGATCACTATGCGGCAGAGTACATCGACAAACTTGACGAATTGAAGACTAACATCAATGAACGTCAAGCTGTTGCGCAATCTTCTGCTGGTGCTTTGGGTCGTAAGACTGATGAGATTCTCATCACTGCTATGGACGCTGGTGCTAACTCCACTCAAATCCATGACACAAGTTCTGCTCTTGAAAAAGCTGACTTACTTTCATTGTTCCAAACTTTTGGTACAGCAGACATCCCAGAAGACGGACAGCGCTATCTTGCTATGTCGCCTGCTGGTTTTGCTGACTTGTTTGCGATCACTGAGTTTGCTTCTTCGGACTTCGTTGGTCCACAGAACCTACCGTTTGCTGGCGGCATGACAATGAAAGAGTTCTTGGGCTTCAAGATCTTCTCAACGTCTGCTGTAGCTGGTGGCAAAAACTTCGCATACCACACATCTTCAATTGGCCTTGGCATTAACTCTGATGTCTCAACTGAAGTAAACTACGTGGCAGAAAAAGTCTCACACCTCGCAACTTCTATGATGTCCATGGGCGCTGTCGTTATTGACGATGATGGCATCTATGAAGTCTTAGACAACAACTAAGGAGACTGAATAATGGCTTATACAGCATCTAGCCTAATCCGTATTGGCGGTGGCTCTGGTCAAGCATTCTGGTATTACACCAGTGCAGACACCATTGCAGACGCAAATACTGCTGGGTACTTCAACGATGCCGCGGCAATGTTGAATCTCAACGATGTAATCATGACTGTAACTTCTACTGGCGGTACGCCTGTTATTACTCATGCTTATGTTAATGCAAACAATGGTTCAGTTGTTGATATTACTAACGGCGTTGTCGTTACTAATACTGACGGCGACTAAATAGGACGGGGGGTTTCGGCCCCCCGACTTTCATATGCCAGAAGTAGCAAACACACCCATCAAGATTTGTTCCCGCGCCTCTCTTCTTATCGGCGGTGAAGCGATCCAGTCTTTCGATGATGGCACTGCTGAGTCATCGCTCTGCAATGCAATGTATGAAGACATGGCTAGGTCGGCTTTAACCAACTCTCGTTGGCGTTTTGCTACTGACCAAGCAGTGTTGAACCGATTGGCGGATGCGCCCACCGGACGTTGGCTGGCTGCATATCAAATACCATCAGATTCGATTATGCTCTCTGCTGTTACAGTTAATGATTACCCGATTAAATACGATACCTACGGGTCTAAGGTTTTCTGCGACTCTTCTTCTTCAGACATAGTTATTGCTGATTACGTCTACCGCACCAATGAAGTTGATTGGCCTCCTTACTTTATAACGGCTGTTGAGTATATGATGGCTGGCGTACTAGCAGTTTCCATTGCTAGGGATAATCAGCTTGCTCAACTTATGGAGCAAAAAGCTAACTATCAAATGATTCAAGCTAGACGTTTGCACTCTCAAACTCAGACTGCGCGCAAGCTAGATACTTCAAGGTTTATTTCTGAAAGGCGAAGCTAATGCAAAAGGTTAGAGTGCCTATAAACAGTTTCCAGTATGGCGAAGTAAGTGATTCTTTAGTTATGCGCACGGACACTGCTATATATGCCGCCTCTGCACAGCGTGTTGAAAACCTATTAGTAATGGCAGAAGGCTCCGTAAAAAAACGAACGGGCTTACGACACGCATATACTTATGGCTTAACCTATAGCGCGTCAGATCCGGTCAAGTCTTGCTTGGCCAGTTTCATTTATGACGACAACGAACAATACATTGTATCAATAGAACACCAGAAGCTTCGTTTCTTTAGGATTGTTGATGCTGATACAATAACACTTGTTGATACTGTAACCGCAGATACCAGCAGCGCCGCGCTTCCGTTCGATCAAGATTACATAAAACAGTACACTACAGCGCAATATGGTGATGTGATGTTTATCTGTCACCCGCTGTTTGCACCCCGTGTAATCACAAGAACAAGCTTAACCAACTTCGATGTAAGCACATTTACATTTGACTCACGCCCTGATGATGAGGTTATCTTCCAACCCTACTACCCTTTCCAAGCACAAGGTGTGACCTTAAACCCTAGTGCTACCAACGGTAATGGAATAACTTTAGTTACCAGTGCAGCATACTGGGACATTACGGGGTCTGTTACTAGCGGAAACTACGCCTCATCTAAACATGTTGGCGTTACAGTTAAGTATCACGATACTGAGATTGAAATTGTAAGCGTGCAGTCAGCAACGTCTGCTACTGGCAATGTTGTTGGTACAACGCAAGTTCGCCTAGCTGTTGTAAACCCATTAAGAACAATTAGCGGTACAACAACAGTTGAGGTTACCCACTTAGGACACGGATTTGCTGGCGGTGAGACTATTGTTATCTCAGAAGCAGACGCCACAGGTGGAATAAATGTAGCTAACATTAATGGCTCAAGGGTTATTGCTACCATTATTGATGAAAACACATACACCTATCCTGCTGGTGGATCGGCTAGCTCTTCGGCAGATGGCGGTGGGAATGTTAAGGTAACCACACATGCGCCTACTGCTGGCTGGTCAGAGCAAGCTTTCTCTGCAAAGCGCGGCTACCCTGCGGCTGTAGTATTTCATGAAAACAGGTTGGTTTTTGGTGGCACAATAGCTCAGCCTGACACAATATGGATGAGCAAGATTGGTAGCTTCTTTAACTTTGATGTTGGAAATGCAGAAGATATAGATTCAATTAGTCTTACAGCAGCCACGGGTGAGGTTAATGAAATACGTTACTTGGTTTCAAATAGAGATCTCCAAGTCTTTACAGCGTCAAACGAATTGTACATTCCAACATACTTAAACCAAGCTATCACTCCAGCTAACGCGCAGATTAGAAAGCAGACCCCTTTCGGTGCTGAGTTTGTTCAACCAGCATCAATAGACGGCGCTACAATATTTGTGCAGTATGGGGGCCACTCAATCAGAGAGTACCTCTACACCGACACAGAGGACGCTTACACGTCCACTTCCGTTTCTACGCTGTCAGCGCACCTAATTGACTCTCCGCAGTCTATGGCGGTCGTACACGGCGGCTTTGGCCTTTCTGACTCT